CCGAAGCGATCCCGGCAACGTGGAAAGCCGACGGCACGCTCACCGCCTGACCGATCGATCACTCGGCCCGAACGCGGGGCCACCCCCAACCAAGCTCGTCGCCCTTGTGGGCTGGCGGGCTTTTTGGTGTGCCTGGCGTGCCCTTTGGTGGCACGCCAGGCACACCCCGGGCGCCCTGGTGGCGCGCAACCCCAAAGGCCCCTGGAGGGCAAACCATGACCCAGTCAACCGAACCCGCGCCCGTCACGGACAGCGCGCCGGCAACGGCGCCGGTGCAGCCGACTCCGACGGACATGGACGCGGCGATCCGCGCCCGCGGCAACCCGCAGCCCGGCCAGGCAGCGGGCGAGCCCCCTGTTGACCCGCAGTCTCCTGAACCCGTCGATGCGGGCGGCGACAAGGCCACCGCGGAGAAGATCCGCAAGGTCAACTCCGAGGCCGCGAACCTGCGGAAACGCATCAAGGAACTGGAGCCGCTCGCCGAACTCGGCAAGCAACTCGAAGCGGCATCGAAGTCAGACCTTGAGCGGCTTGAGGGCCGCGCTGCCGGGGCCGAGCAGGAACGCGATCAGATGCGGACCCAGCTAGCCCGGCTCACCGCCGCGCACCAGCACTCCATCCCTGCCGACCTCGTGGACCTCCTCGGGTCCGGCAGCGAGGACGAGATCAACGCCCGCGCCGAACTCCTCGCGGAGAAGCTCGCCGCCGCGAACCCGCCGCAGGCACCCGCAGCCCCACCTGTTCAGCGTCCCGTCGAGTCGCTGCGGCCAGGCGCCGCCCCGGCAGGCACGAGGCCGGAAGACCCGAACGCGTGGATCCGCCGTCTGGCGGGCCGCTAACCCCTTACCAGCAGCACCGTGATGGTCGCTGCCGTTGAAAGGAACCGTCAGTGACCACATACAGCGACATCATCTCCAGGGATGCGAGTCTCGACCCGCTCGTCCCGACGCCCGTGTCGGCGCAGATCATCCAGGAACTGCCCGCGGCGTCCGTCATGCTCACCCGCGCGCAGCGCACGACCATGTCGGCGAACACGCAGCGGCAGCCAGTCCTCGACGTCCTGCCCCTCGCGTATTTCGTGGGCGGCGACACCGGCCTGAAGCAGACCACGTCGCAGGACTGGAAGAACGTGGACCTCGTCGTCGAGGAAGCCGCGGTGATCGTCCCGATCCCCGAGGCGTACCTCGACGACGCGCAGATGCCGATCTGGGACCAGGTCCGGCCGCGGATGGTGGAGGCCATCGGCCGTCTGGTCGACGGCGCGTGCCTGTTCGGCACGAACAAGCCCTCGACGTGGTCCACGGACCTGTACACGGGCGCGATCGCGGCCGGTAACGCGGTGATCGCCGGGACCGGCGACGACTACGTGCAGGACGTCACCGGCGTCGCCGAGAAGCTGTCCCTCGACGGGTACGGCATCGACGGGTTCATCTGCCGGCCGGGTCTGCCGTGGAAGTTCGCTGGTCTGCGTACCGGCGGTGACGTGCAGATCCCGATCTTCCAGCCGGACGCCACGGGGAAGCCCGGCGGGATGCTGTTCGGCTACCCCATGTCCGAGGTGAAGAACGGCGCCTGGCACTCGCGGGACGCCGAGCTGATCATGGGCGACTGGTCGAAGGCGATCGTCGGGATGCGCCAGGACCTGACGTTCAAGATGTTCACCGAGGGTGTCATCTCGGACTCCGACGGCAAGGTCATCCTGAACCTGATGCAGCAGGACTCGGTGGCGATGCGTGTCGTGATCCGGCTGGCGTTCGCTACGGCGAACCCGGCGACGCAGCTCAACACCGACTCGGCTACCAGGTACCCGTTCGCCGTGTTGCAGGCCGGCACTGCCGCGAGCTGACAACCCGCGCCGCACCGGCCCGTAGCGCTCCTCGGAGACCGCGGGCCGGTGCAGCGCACACCATCCCTACGAGCTAAGCGAGGACGGTCCGCGTGAGGGTTCTCGCGATGCTCCACCTCTACCCGAACGCGCATTGTGGCGGCGCGGAGATGATGACCGCGACCATGTTCCGGGCTCTCGTAGACCGCGGTCACGACGTTGACGTGATCCTGTCGCAGAAGCACCCGCAGATCACCGGGCCGTACACCCTCGACGGTGTGAACGTTCACCCGTACCGGGACAAGGGCGACCCGTTCGAGTTCATCCCTGGCGCGGACCTGATCGTCACGCATCTGGAGAACACGCCCCGGGCGTCGATCCTCGGGCAGATCCACCGGATCCCGGTGGTGCAGGTTCTGCACAACACGTTTGAGCCGACGAAACGCTGGGTCCGCCCCGATGTGACGGTGGTCTACAACTCGGAGTGGATGAAGGCCGACTTCGAGGAGTGGTACCGCCGGAACCGGGTGGATCCGCCGCGCTCGATCGTCGTCCGTCCCCCGGTCGACGGCACCCGGTACGTCACGACGCCGGGCGACTGCGTGACGCTGGTGAATCTGTACAAGCCGAAGGGCTCGGCCACGTTCTGGGCACTCGCGGAGCGGATGCCGGACGTCAAGTTCCTGGGTGTGATCGGCGCCTATGGCGACCAGGATGTCCGGTCCCTGCCGAATGTGGAGATCGTCGAGCACGGACCCGACATCCGGGACCGGGTGTACGCCCGCACCAGGGTGCTGCTGATGCCGTCGGACTACGAGTCGTGGGGTCGCGTCGGCTGCGAGGCTGCTCACTCGGGCATCCCGACGATTGCTAACCCCACTCCGGGGCTCCTCGAGTCTCTCGGCACGGCTGGCACGTTCGTGGACCGCCTCGACATCGACGGATGGGAGCGGGAACTGCGCAGGCTGCTCGACGGCCGCAGGTGGCGGACCGCGTCCCGGCTCGCGAAGACCCGCGCGAAGGAACTCGACCCCGCGCCCGATCTGGCCCGCTGGGCATCGCTGGTAGAGGGGGTGGGCCGTCATGGCTCCGCTCGCCGACGCGTCAGCGCTTGAGGCCCGCCTCGGCCGGTCCCTGACCGGTGTCGAGGCGACCCGCGCCGCAGCGTTCCTCGACGACGCGTCCGCTCTGGTAATCGCGTACACCCGGTGGAACTTCACGCTGGTCACCGACGACTCGGCGGTTCTGCGGGGCGACTGGGGTTCGATCCGCTTGCCCAAGGGGCCGGTCACCGGTGTGAAGTCGGTGACGGCGATCGGGCTGGCCGGGCTCGCGGATGTGCCGGTGACGGGCTGGATGTGGGACGGCCTGGACCGGATCCTGGTCGACGGCTGGGCTGGGACGGTCATCAACCTGCCTGAGGCCGTCATCGACCAGGTGTACGACCATCCGCCGACGTACCGGGTGGTGTATTCGCACGGGTACACGGCGGTGCCGGGTGATGTGGTGTCGGTGGTGTGCGGCATGGTGCTGCGCCCCCTGATGTCCCCGACGCTCGTGACCGGGCTGGTGCAGGAGTCGGTTGGGCCGTACCACTACCGGCTGGAGAAGGAAACGTCGGGCACGCAGGTGCAGCTGACCGCCGCGGACAAGGCGGTCCTGTCGGAGTACCGGCGTTCCGCTGCGATGCTGAGGCTCTGAGCGGTGCCGTACCCGGCCGGTGACACGGTGACGCTGCTCCGCGAAACCCTGCACGTCGACATTCACGGTGCCCCGGTTCGGGACGTGTACGGCAACGACCAGCTGACCACCACGAACATCACCGTCACGGGGTGCGTGGTGTGGCCGCGCGGCTCGTCGGAGAAGACCGGGAATCACGACCTGGTGTCCACTGGCATCACTGTGCTGATGCCGACCGGGACGGTGGTGAAGTCGACGGATCGGGTGCAGGTCGCCGGGGTGATCTATGACGTGGACGGGGAACCCGCTGAGTGGCGGTCGCCGTTCACGAATCTTCACTCCGGGGTGCAGGTCGATTTGGTGCGGGTCACCGGTTAGCCGCTGACCCGCACCTTCGTCACGGACACGCGCCCCCACTCGTCGACCGCGACCTGCAGCCGCCGTTTACGGGCGTGCGGACCGAGGAGCGCGAGCCACACGGGCAGCCACAGCCCGAACGTGCACACCGCCAGTGCAAGGTGCGCCAGCGGGCGCATCCAGATCAGGGACCGGACCACGGTCGCGGCCGACCCGTAACGCTGCTCGACGCGCCACCCGTTGCGGGCCATCGCCTGAGTTTCGGCGGTGAGCCTGTCGGCTCGCTGGTCAGTTGTCCACAGCCCAGGTGCAGTCACGGCCTCAGGATAGGCGGGGGTGCCCGATGGCTGGCGTCAAGTTCACTGGCGATTTCGAAGGCATCGGCGAGATGCTCTGCTCTCCGGAGATGGTGGCGGAGATGCGGCGCCGCGCCGAAGCCGTGAAAGCCGTGGCTGTAGCTGCCGCACCCGTGTACGAGCAGGGGCCGCACCCGGGCCGGTACAAGGAGTCGATCACCGCAGACGCTGGTGTCCGGCAGGGCAAGACGCGGCGCGCTGTCGGCACGGTGACCGCCGACTCCCCCGAGGCGATCATCGTTGAGTACGGCAATTCCCGGACCCCGCGGCACCGCACGCTGGGGCGCGCACTCGACGCGGCAGCGGACTGATGGCTTACGCCGACGTCGAGAAGGTCCTCACCTCGTGGATCGCGTCCGCGCTCACCGTGCGGTGCGTCACAGAGCTCCCCGCTGACCTGCTGTCGGCGCTGCCTGTGGTGCAGGTGACCCGCATCGGCGGGGGTGACACGCAGATCACCCTCGACCGGGCCACCGTCGATATCGACTGCTACGCGGTGGACCGGCAGTCCGCGCATGACCTGGCGGAGCGGGTCCGTTCGGCGCTGCGGTTCACGCTGAACGGGCAGGCCGTTACCGGCGCTGTTGTCAGCAGTGTGGACACGGTGACCGGCCCCGGCTGGCGGCCGTACGACGACACC